AAAATTAGAAAAGTTGAAGGTTGGGTAAACTATGATAAGTCAGAGTTTGCTTCTGTTTCACAACTACATGGTGGTGATGAAACTAGACTGCAAGAAACATATGACCAATTACATTCTTTAACAGAGTTTACAAACCCTGATAATTATAAGTCATATGATGAGTTAAAGCTCAAACTCAATAGAGTATTAGGAATTGAAGCAGATGCTCCGATTGCTGAAGCTCCAGTAATGGATTCAGTAGAAGCAACTGCACAACCTTTTGCTGATGCTCCTTCTCCAGCTCCTACACAGGAAAAGGAAGAAGAAGATACATTGAGTTATTTCGCTAAGTTAGCTCAAGAGTAGTCCGAAAGGGCCAGGCCGGTTTTGCTGCAGCATACGCGGTCGAAAGTGGGGACCTTCGGGTCCCCTTTTTTTATCCGTCTGTTCTTAAATGATTTTGTGTATTTCTGAGAGCATCAGAACCACTAGTAACTATCACTGAGTTATTAGTAGTATTGACGTTATTTTGACCTACTGAATTGATAGTAGCAGGTGATTGTTGTTGTGGTATTTTTAATAAAGCATTTTCTACTGACATATTATTAATCATCATACCTTCAAGTTTTTGTAATCTTTGCATATTTCCAGATGTTCCACCAACCATAGAGTTTTGCATATTAATCATTGATGCTGAGAACGCATCCATTTGAGGTACTAATTCAGATAAACCTGGATCAATTGTTACATCATTAAATAAACCTGGTATCTCTATTTTACCACCTGTCATAATTGCTTCAATAGCTTTTGCAGAATTAGAAGCTTCTTTAATAAAAGCATCTGCATCAAACTTAACTTTTATATTAGAGAATTTTGATAATGCATCTGCAAAATCTCCAAACGCATCTGCACCAGCTTGTACTTCATCAGCATTTTTTCCTAAGTGTATTGCCTGGTCTACTGGATTTTTTGTACCTGTAAAGAATGTAACAATTCCAGATGCCATATTAACAAATGCATTCATTCCATTAGCTATTGCAAAAGCTCCAAGACCTCCACCTAATTTAGCTAAAGCAATAGCAGCTTTATTACTTCTTTGTTCATCAGCTCCTTGACCAATAGTTAAGAGTGTATCTACTTCATCTTTTAAATCTTTTGCAAAGTTTGTAGAACCATTTGCTGCGGTCGTTAATGTTAAGAAATCTGCAGCACCAGCTGCGCCTTTAGCAATTGCAAATGCACCTAATCCAAGAGATAATTTACCCATAGTATCTACAAATTTATCTACATTATTTGCATTTGCACCAGGTAAAGAAGGTATTTCTAATAGAGCTTTTACTTCATCTCGTACATCTGTACCAAAATTACTACCTTGGAACATAGTAGTTGCGGTCAATACATCAGCAGCTCCAGCAACACCTTTACCTATGGAGAATGCTAACAAACCTAGCATTAATCCACCCATAGTTGCTACGAATGATGCTAATCCACCTTTTCCTAATTTAGCATTTGGTAAGTCAGGTATTTCCAATAGTGTTCTAACTTCTTCTTTAATATCTGTAGCAAAATTACTACCAGAAGTAAACATTGTAATAGCTTCAGCAACTCCTGATGCGGCTTTACCTATAGCAAACGCAGCAAGACCTACTCCTAATCCTGTCATAGATAAGAAGAATGCCCCAGATTCTCCTAAATTCTTTGCAGTACTACCAGATACATTTGTACCTATAGCTAATAAATCTGAAACATTTTGTTGTATTGTTTGTACCCAATCATCTTTTAAGAAGTAATCAGCGGCTCCAGCAAAGAGACCACCAGCAGCAAAGAGTGCAAGACCTGTACCTATAAATGTCATACCTATTAAGAAAGCACCACCATCTACTAATAGATTACCGCCTTCCTCTTCAACTCTTTTATTAATACCGATAAGATCTGATACTTGGTTAGATAATTTTTTAGTATCCATATTTAGAAATGCATCAATAAGTGTAGGAGCTTGAGAAAAGACCGCGGCTAAACCTACACCAACACCCATTGCAGCATATCCTGCACCTTTTAATATACCACCAAGTTTACCAGAAATACCATCACCCTTATCTTTAGATTCTTTTGCGTTAGCTTTTGCAGATTCTTTAGGTAATAATCTTAGTTCATCTCTTATTTCTTCGAAGATTGTTTTGTTTTCTCTTTCATCTTCAGTATCTTGAAGCTTTTGAGAATCTATCATATCCTGAAAGCTTTCAAAACCATAAATAGAACGGGCCTGCATCTCATTCATGACCTTTTGCATGTTTTTCATTTCAAGTAAGTGCCTACGAGTATTTCTACCATCCTTTTCGATTTCACCAGTCGATTTATTATTCGACTCCATCAATTCGATAAGTTCAGAAATACCTGTCTTACCTAATGGTTTATCATTACCGTTATTTATGTTATCTTCGTCCATTTATTATTTCCCGAATGCTTTTCCTGCCTCTGATATACCAAATGCACCAAGTGTTACTACAACAAATGATGTGTATATTGTGTCAGAAATTACTAAATCTTTACCCATGAATGCTGTTACTAAATCACATACTCCGAATACTACCATTAGGAAAAATGATATGAATCCTATGATTGATTTTTCATTGAGTATGTTATCATCTAAAAATAAATCCATGAATTTATGTTTTGGTGGAGCCAGTTGATCTCGTGCTCTCTTAGCTTCCTCTTGCATTTCTTTGATCTTATCTTCTTGTTCATCAAGCTTTTCGATCATAGCCATGTACTTATCTAAATCTATTTCGACTTCATTTCTACTATTATCTGTTTCAGCCATTTTAACGTCTCCTCATTTTCTGTTGATTGATCTTATCGTTCTCTTCTTTAATGTGTTCTTGTAATAACGTTAAATAGATTTCCCTCTCCCATGGCATCATATTATCTAATTCACTCAAACTATAATTATGATGTTGCATAAGTGCGAAGTTTGTTGAATAATGATTCGTTAAACTCTCATGTGAGAGGCCTATGTAAAAAAACTATTCAATCCTCTTAATTCTATAACGTTATCCCTATCACATTTAGAACATTTATAATCACCTTTGAAATATACAGCTGGAGCATTTTCTAAAACTCTTTGTACCTTAGTAAACTGTTCTGAATTTAAACTTTCTAAAAAAGCTTTTAAGTTTTCAGGAGTTTCTTTTGATGCGTCATGTACATTATTATCATCAAAGATTGTATCTATACAACCAACTATTACTTCCATAATTCCTTCTACGGAATTTAGGTTATTGACATCAAGATTTTTTATTGTTTCAAGTGATGGATAATTCATCTGTATCCCTACACCATTCTCTTTGTCAAGCATAACTGTTCTTGTGTTTTCTTTATTAACGATTGATATATCATCTATGTGTATATTATAATCAGTCATTCCGTCACATTCGATATCATTACATTTCAGTTTGAGCTTCATATTTTCACCCACTGATTTACCTCTTAATTGTAAAAAGAGATATTCGATATCATATACGGTTAGTTTATCCATATCATCATCATTGAATCCATAACAATTCATGATAATATTTCTAACTGCAACTGCTATTTGTTCAGCATCATTTGATTCTAAAGCAATCATTAACACCTTTTCTTCTTTGACCAAAAACGGTCTCATAGTTAATTGTTCTCCAGTACTTGGTAATTCTACCTTATACTGTGGAACGTTCAATTTTGGTAATGCCATTATAATTTTCTCCTATTATGTAAGTAAGTCTAGTGCTGTACCTGCTCCAGATAGTGCACTTGATATTGCACCTTCCGTTTCAAATCGATCATAACTTAACGTTACATTCAATTCTCCAAAGGCATCAGAACTTGAGTCAAATTCAACTGCAGTCACGGTTGTTGGAAAAGCTTTAATAAGCTTAACCCCATATACTGCATTTCCTTTTTGATTAAGTTGTTGAATTACCACATCACAACTATAATCATCTTTATAACCGACCAAATGACCTTCGTAATCAATTACTTGTCCTAACCAATTATCGAATAATTTTTTCATATAATAGTCATTCGTCAATATAAACTTTAATGTTACTTCCTCGTGAATATATGTATTCGCGATTTTTACTGTTTGTGCTTCCGCTTGATAATCTAATGTATTAATTTGTACACCAGGAATAGATGCACCATTACATAAGAATGATACAGCTCTAGGATCATTTATTAGATTCTTTGCTTCGAAATTTCCTGTGTCACCACCTAATAGTGAACCTATGATAGCTTCAGGATCTATATTAAAGAGTGATCCTTTTGGTGGAGTGAACATTACTCTAAATCTATTACTACGAGCAACTCCACCCTTTTGTGATATAATACTTTTAAAATCATCTATCGTTGCCATTTATTATTCCTATTTCTTTGCTATCTTTAAACTTTCCGTCCAAATTGCTGATTTACTTTTCTTAATGAACTGTTCAACTGGTAAAAATATTGCGATTTCCCATTCAGTCATAGGTACTCTCACAAATTTTGATTTCACATGTGAATTCAAATATTGCTTAAAACATGGTTTGAATTCTTTAAACTTCCTAGCACCTGCTATCAATTCATATCTTAAATTTCTTAATCTTGTTGTGTCTCCAAGTTTACCTGGTGCTAATCCCATAAGTTCATCAAGGAATAAAGCTCTGGTATTATATGGTAAGTAATGTAGATTCAAACCTGTAAACCCTTTCTTACTTTCATTCATTAATATAGTCAAAGGGAATCTATCATAATAAGGTAAATCTTTTTTAGTTTTAGGATCATACATATACATATACATACTTCCTGTCAGTATTCTCGCCGTAGGATCTAGTGCTGTATCTGTTAAAAGCTTTTTTCTACTGGGCATAGGTAATTCTTCAATCTTGTCTTGGAACCACTTCTGTGATTCTTTTGTGCGTGCTGTCACACCTGCCCTAAAAGCATTCGCTTGTAATGTATCGAATAAACTTGCCATATAGTATATTTATACTATTTAGATAGTACTTTTATGCCCAGATTCTTTAAAGTTTCTTCTGTCCAAACTTGAAAATGCCACCCATTATGTTCAGCAAATTCAGACGCAGCTTTCCACTTATCCTGATTCTTTATAAAAGTAAGTGATTCCTGTATATATTTTTTGGTCTTACGAGATTTTTTCTTTGGAGGAGTTGTATCTTTCTTAGGTTTGATTTCAACAAGATAGATTTTTTTATTATCCATCTCAATCAATAAGTCTACATAATATCTATGTAATCTTTGGTCTACGCTATACTTATAAGGTATAACGACTTCTTCAGAATTCCACAACTTTACTTTTGGATTACTTTCACACCACCTAAAAGCATTACGTTCCCATAGTGATCGATATATCACTTTGGATGGATCACCAGCATATTTTTCTGGCTTTTTTATTGTATATTTACCCTTATAACTCATATAAATAATCTATATAATTAAACATCTATAGGTATTTATAAGGTAAAATATGGCTAGAAAAATTAAAGATTTAAAAACGATACATGGGAATGAGATACTTAGGTATCCTCCATCTATTGAAAGTAAATATCCATCTATGCAAATCAAAATTAATGAAAGACAAGGAGAATTTGATGAAGGATTTGTCACTGATATCTATACTTATATTCCTGTAGGTATTTTTAGTAATGATGGTATATCATATAATAATCTCGAAAGAGGACTTATCGGAGGAGGTATTGAAGCATTATCACAAGAGAATGTAGCACTCACCCAAGAAGATATTATGGCTGCATCTGGTCAATTCACTTCATATGTGACTGATTTTGTTGGATTTGATATCTCTGGAGGATATAGTGCTGCAGTGGCAAAAGCTGGAGTGGCTTTGAATCCTCAATCTGTTTCAACATTTGAAAGTACAGAAATCAGATCTTTTGATATTAATATGAAATTTATTACAAATAATTCAGAAGAATCAAGAACAGTAAGAACAATTATAAATCGAATCAGAGAATTTATGTATCCTGAACAGATAGGTACTTTCTCATTACAGTATCCTGCCACATTTGAAATTAAATTTTTTATGCCAGGATCTGAAAAACCAAATCCTTATATGCCTTTATATATGCCTGCTTACTGCACAGGTTTACAATCAACATATAATCCATCTCATGCGTCATTTCACCCTGATGGTGCTCCAGTAGAAGTTGATATACAGCTTTCATTCAGAGAATCAGATCAACTTACAAGAGAAAAAATTAATCAAGCTATGGTTGAAGCTTATGGAGAAGAATATATTTCAGATGCAGAAAATGAAATAGGCCAAACGGGTCTTAGTGAAGACGCACAAAGAGCTTTAGAAAAAATGAAGGCAGATGGAAAATCAAAAGGGGATAGCCCAATAGGAAAATAAGATATGAGTAATTTTTTTAAACAATTTCCAACAGTAGGATATGATTTCGATCGAAATGGTATTTTACAAAATATGACAGATATTTTCCGTCATGTAAAGCCCTTAGATAATTTTATTGATAATAGTTTAGGATATCGATTTTATGAAATACAAGATGGTGAAAGACCTGATATTGTATCACAAAAATTATATGGGACTCCGAATTATTATTGGACATTTTTTGTGGTGAATGAAAGATTACACGACGGATATCGTGAATGGCCTATGAGTCAAATCGATTTTTCAGAATATCTTGATAAAAAATATGAGGGAGTTGCTATTATTCCGGGAAGACCTTCTGTCACCACGAACACAGATGGAATTGTATTATCATCAAATAATAGTTTAGGAGGAAGATTTACCATAGGGGAAAAAATTCGTGGACAAGTTTCAAACGCAGAAGGCACATTGGTTCAAAAAAATGTGGATATGCATCAGGTGGTATTACAAAATGTGACAGGAAATTTTTTAGGAGATGAAACGGGTCTAAGTTCTGTAGAAGAAATAAAGGGATTATCATCAGCTGATATCGTGGATACATATAAAGTATATAATTATATTGATGCTCCATATCAATATTATGATTCTTCTGACACAGAAAAGAAGGCTGTATCATATAGCAACGCGTTTCAAAACACTTCTTCAGGAAGAGAAAATACAGTTGATGAGGCGAATATAAAATTTATTTCAAATAGACAACATGAAAATGAAAAGAATGAAGCACGATCCTTTATTAGATATATATCTCCACAATATATACAAGAATTCGTGAGAAAATATGAGAATCTAATTAATGAATAATACTAATATATCACAAACTAATCCTTCTTCATATTCAGGATCATACGAAATTATCATAGCTGAACTCTTTACAAATCAAGATGATCAAAATTCTATTGATATTCGAGGGATTATCGAAAAAATTATTATAAATGAATCCATATATAGTGCTGGTATAGGAGTAGAAATACGTATAATGGATGGAATATCTCTATTGGATAATATAAAACTCCTAGGGAATGAGAAAATTTTTTTAGGGGTGATACAAAGGGGAAGAGATACAGATAAAGAAAAAAAATTTATCATAGAACTCTTCATATCGAACGTCACGAACTTTGCACGCCCAAAACCGGGTCTGGATGCATACTCCTTCATCTGTGTGTCCAAACATGTATATGAGAATCAATTCGGTTTATTAGATCATGGATTCTCAGATGATATCGGGGGAAATATAAAGGCTATATGTAGGGGAAAACTCAATATATCAGATGATCAATTAGATATAGATACAGGATATGGATCCGTCAAAGGTGTATATCCTTCTCTCAAACCTATCGATGGAATACGTTTTCAAATGAATTCTTCTTCAGATTATCTATATTTCTATGAGGATCT